CCACCTCAACAGTTACAAAATAGAGTGGTATTAAAAAATGGTATAAAATATCCTGGTAATGAACACATGGGAGCATTTGGTTGTGACTCGTATGATATATCGGGAACCGTAGATGGAATAGGATCTAAAGGAGCTCTACACGGCTTAACCAGGTTTAGTATGGAGGATGCTCCTGCGAATAGTTTCTTTTTAGAGTACTTATCAAGACCACCTACGGCGGAGATGTTCTTTGAGGATGTTTTGATGGCTTTAGTATTTTATGGAATGCCAATACTCGCAGAGAACAATAAACCCAGGTTGTTGTACTATTTAAGAAGAAGAGGATATAGAGGTTTCTCTATGAATAGACCAGACAAGATATGGAACAAGTTATCTGTTGCGGAGAAAGAGGTCGGTGGAATACCTAACTCTTCAGAAGATATCAAACAAGCTCATGCAGCAGCGATTGAGATGTACATCCAAGATCACGTCGGTATAAAGCAAGATGGAACATTTGGAGATTTATACTTCAATGAGTTATTGAATGATTGGGCGAGATTTGATATAAACAAAAGAACGAAGCATGACGCGTCGATAAGTTCTGGTTTAGCTATTATGGCAAACAATAGACACTTATATGCACCAAATGCTAAAATAGAAAAACCAAAATTAAATATAAACATTTCGAAATATTCTAACGTCGGTAATGTTTCTAAAATAATTAAAGAATAATATGAGGAATTTTCCAAGTCAAGTAGTTAGTGATGTAGAAAAAATAAGTTTTGAATATGGACTTAAAGTTGCTCAAGCTATAGAGGGAGAATGGTTTGATGGGGGGAATAGTTACAGCAGATATGCTAACAGTAAAAACGATTTTCATAATTTAAGATTGTATGCTAGGGGAGAACAATCGACACAGAAATACAAAGATGAATTATCTATCAATGGAGATTTATCCTATCTTAACTTAGATTGGAAACCAGTTCCAATTATATCCAAATTTGTAGATATAGTAGTAAACGGTATTGCGGAGAGAACTTATGATATAAAAGCTTATTCTCAAGATCCTTTTGGTGTAAGTAAAAGAACAGCTTATATGGACTCTATAATGGAGGATATGAGAACAAGAGATTTAAAAAACTTTGTAAAAGAAAAGTTTGGAATGGATTTATTTAAAAACAATCCAACACTATTACCAGGTTCACAAGAAGAACTAGATCTGCACATGCAACTTAACTATAAGCAGGCCGTTGAGATCGCGGAGGAACAAGCCTTAAACGTTTTGTTTGAAGGCAATAAATATGAATTAACAAAAAAGAGGTTTTATCGTGATCTTACCGTTTTGGGTATTGGCGCTGTAAAAACCTCTTTTAACACTTCTGAGGGTGTCACTGTGAACTATGTTGATCCAGCAAATTTAGTTTATTCGCATACTGATTCTCCTTATTTTGAAGATATATATTACGTTGGAGAGGTAAAAACAATTCCTATAAATGAAGTTGTAAAACAGTTTCCCCACTTATCATCTGAAGATTTAGAAGAAATAACAAAGGGTAGTAGTTCAAATAGAATCAGTAGAAGACGAGATGATACTGATAAAAATAAAGTAGATATACTTTACTTTAATTACAAAACCTATATGAATGAGGTTTATAAATTAAAAGAAAGCGCTAGTGGGGCTGAAAAAGCAATAGGTAAAGATGATTCTTTTAATCCAGAAGAAAACGAGAATTTTAGTAAAGAATCTAGAAAAATAGAATGTTTATATGATGGGGCTTTAGTTTTAGGTACTAAAAAATTACTTAAGTGGGAAATGGCAAAAAATATGGTACGTCCTAAAAGTGACTTTACTAAAGTAAAAATGAATTATGCTATTTGTGCTCCCAGAATGTATGAAGGTAGAATTGACTCATTAGTTAAAAGAATTACTGGATTCGCAGACATGATCCAATTGACTCACTTAAAATTACAACAAGTAATGTCTAGAATGACTCCTGACGGTGTTTATTTAGATGCTGATGGTTTAGCTGAAATTGATTTGGGTAATGGAACAAATTATAATCCACAAGAAGCTTTAAATATGTTCTTTCAAACAGGATCTGTTATTGGGAGGAGCTTTACAAGTGAAGGTGATATGAATCCGGGTAAAATTCCAATTCAAGAAATTACCAGTGGGGCGGGTGGACAAAAACTCCAAGCTCTTATAGGTAACTACAACTATTACCTACAAATGATTAGAGATGTGACCGGGCTTAACGAGGCTAGAGACGCAGCTAATCCAGATCCAAAATCTTTAGTTGGTGTTCAGAAAATGGCTGCAGCAAATTCCAATACAGCCACAAGACATATATTGCAAGGTGGATTATTTCTGACATCTGAAGTTGCAGAATGCTTATCTCTTAGAATTTCAGATATTATAGAATATTCTCCAACAAGAGATGCTTTTGTTCAATCTATCGGAGCTCATAATGTAGCGACTTTAACAGAGATGTCTGAGCTCCATTTATATGACTTTGGTATATTTATAGAATTAACTCCTGATGAAGAGGAAAAAGCAATGTTGGAAAATAATATTCAAGTAGCATTAGGACAACAGAATATAGAATTAGAAGACGCTATCGATCTTAGGGAAATTAAGAATATAAAACTTGCCAATCAAGTATTAAAAATTAGAAGAAAGAAGAAGATAGCTAGAGATCAAAAAATCCAACAAGAGAACATGCAAGCTCAGGCGCAAGCTAATATCCAACAACAACAATCTTCAGCTGAGTTAGAAATGCAGAAACAACAACAAGTTGCACAAACAGCTATAGCTATAGAAGAAGCGAAATCTAGGTTTGAAATTGAAAAGTTAAATCAAGAAGCAGATATAAAAAGACAATTAATGGAACAGGAGTTCCAGTACAATATGCAGTTGAAAGGCGCTGAGGTCGATCAAAGATCTCAAGGAGAAAGAGAAAAAGAAGATCGTAAAGATAAAAGAACAAAAATCCAAGCAACGCAACAATCAGAAATGATCGAGCAGAGAAAAGGTAATACAGGACCTAAAGATTTCGAATCTTCGGGTAACGACGTGTTAGGAGGTATTGACTTATCTGAATTTGGTCCTAGATAAACAATTTATTAACTATTATTATATTATATTATGGCAAAAAAGAAAAAAGAAGAGCCAGTCGTGGATAACGAAACTGGTTCGTTAAAAGTAAAGGAAAAAGTAGAGAAACAACCGGATGGTAACGAGACAAAAGGTAACGTTACGAAGGTTAAAGAAAAAATGAAAATGAAAGCCGAGGATTTAAGTCAAGAGACTATAACCAAGGTTGATTTAGATAAACCAGTAGAAGAAACTAAAGCTGAAGAACCAGTGGCGGTTGTCGAAGAAGTTGTTGAGGAACCTGTTCAAGTTCAGGAAGAAAATGCTGAAACTCCAGTTATCGAAGAAGTAACAGACGAGATTAAACAAGAGGTTGAGGAAGTGACAGAAACTGTAGAGCAAGCTTTAACCGAATCTATAGAGACAGGACAACAATTACCAGAGGACATTCAAAAACTAATGTTTTTTATGGAAGAAACTGGTGGTGATTTAACTGACTACGTTACTCTTAATCAAGATTACTCTGAGTTAGACAATCAAACTCTACTAAAAGAATATTATAAATCTACTAAACCTCATTTATCAGAAGACGAAATTGAATTCGTTATGGACGATACATTTTCGTATGACGAAGACATGGATGAGGAGAGGGATATAAAAAGAAAAAAATTAGCTATGAAGGAGCAAGTTGCTCAAGCAAAGCTACACTTGGAAAGTGTAAAATCCAAATACTACGAAGATATCAAAAGTGGAGTGAAGCTCACGACTGAGCAGCAGGAAGCAATTGAATACTTCAACAAACATAACGAGGAATCAGAAAAAAATCGTGAACTTTACAAAAGCCAACACGATGTTTTCACAAACAAGACTAACAATGTTTTCAACGATAAATTCAAAGGTTTTGAATATAACATCGGTGATAAAAAATTTAGATTTAACGTGAAAGACAGCGCGAGGGTTAAAGAAACTCAAAGCGACATTAATAACTTTATCAAAAAGTTTTTGACTAAAGAAAACACAATGGAAGATGCTACGGGTTATCATAAAGGACTTTTTACTGCTATGAATCCAGATCAAGTTGCTAATCATTTTTATGAACAAGGTAAGGCTGATGCTTTAAAAGAAAGCATCGCTAAATCTAAAAATGTAAGCATGGATCCTAGACAATCTCACGGTGAGAATTTGAATACTAGTGGATTTACGGCGAGAGTTCTAAACAACGATGATGCACCTGATTTCAAGTTTAAGATTAAAAACAAAAATAAATAACAATTTAAAATTTAAAAATTATGGCAATTACTGCAGGAGGTAGTTTGAATAGTGTGCCGGCTCCATTGCCGCAAGCACTATCTTCAAATTATCTAGATTTTACGGGTACCACAGACACAACGTGGGCTCAACAATATTTACCAGATCTAATGGAAAAAGAAGCTGAAGTTTTCGGACCGAGAACTATATCAGGATTTCTTTCACAAGTTGGGGCTGAAGAGG